CAATTACCGCGCCAGAAGAACTGAAAACGTTATTTGTAAGTTTCAAATATGGATAGCCGCCTGCTCCAACAAAGGAAATGGCTGGTAGTGCGCCAGTAACGTAAAATCCTCCATTTATGGCAACTGTTTGTGTCGCTGCTACAGGCGCTGCACCTGAATTTTTAGTTGTGACAAAAGAAAAACAGGCCGATGTTGGATTCTCGTATTCGCCACCATCAATAACTAAGTTATTTACTCCAGTTACTCTTCCATGAAGCACGCAGCCGTTGAAATTGTTGCCTCTAAATTCATGGTCATAACCACCATCATCGATGATACATCCGCCTGTTGTTCCATTGAACTGGCACCCTTCAACCAAAATTTGGTTGGTAAACATTGGAGCGGCAAGGGCAGTGTGCTCTGCGCCATTGACAAGCCAAATACCAATGCTATTTACTGAGGCACCTAGTAATATTTCGCAGTCTCTAATCCTTACTAATTCAGATTGATCAAGAATGATTTGTATCATTGCCCCTTTAAATCTGCACCGTGAAAATGTCAAAAACGTTGATCCAACATCTGCAAAGTTAGCTTTTCCAGCTACTTGCGATGATGTTTGATTAAATAAAATTCCCTCTACATGTATATCTCCCCGTGTACTTGAATTTATCGGGTTATTAACCTGAATTTGGTCACTATTTCCTGTATATGTTAGTGTAGTGTTTGACTTACCATCACCAATGTAGGTGACATTATTTTTAAATATAAGAGTTGTGGAGTGCAAATAGTTTCCGCTTGGAAAGTAAACTTTCCCCCCATTGATAGCGGCTTTATTAATCGCAGCTTGAATGCCAAGATAGCTATCCACAACACCAGTTGGATCAACAGCCACACCAGATACACCATTCGCGCAAAAGTCCAACACACTAACACTCTCCCGAGCCTTATCCTGCACCGTCAGTGCTACAGCACCAGTGCCGCTTTGGATGAAGCCTATGAGGGATGAGCCGGTGGGGACGGAGAGGGTTGTCGGGCTGACATAGTCCGTTCCTGCGGCAGCGCCAGTGGTGCCCCCAAAGCCGTCCCCTTTGAGCATCAGTGTACCTACCGTGGCAGGGCAAGCGTTACCATTGGTTTGCGCTTGAATCCAAGAAAATAGGCTCATGACGACTGTTGCGTCCTCAACCTGACCATTGGCAATAGTGGCGGGGAATGTTCCGATGATTGACATATTAAGCCTGCTGTAGTGTGTAGCCCGTCTTTTGCGCGCGAGCAAAGAACGTGCCGATTGAAATGCTTGGTCCTGCTGGGCAGGTGACCTCGATTGCCATTTTATTGAACACCAGCGGTATGGGCCAGTTGATTTTGTATGTGTACGGTTGGTTCCTAGAGCCACGCCAGCGTGAACCGTCACCCCACACATTGGCACCCCATACTCCTCCACTTTGCGCCGTTGTGATCGACGTGGAGATGAGGTAGTTGGCTTGGTCGTCAAAGACCGTTATGCCGTAGGTTGCCGATGGTCCAACTGACGACAACTCAATGGTGGACTCCACAACCTGTTTCATTGCCATCTCATCGTGCTTGGGTAAATCGGCACTGAGCATGTCAATGTTGAAATCTACCCCGTTGTCGGTATAGACGGTCCCTGTAACAGGGAATGGGTTGGAAGCAAAAAGTTTTGCACCTGAGCCGGTGCCACTGACAATGAAATAGTTACCGGCCGATGAGGCACAGTCGTAATTGAACGTATGAGGGCCATTCCAACGCAATTTGCGGGTATCAAACCAATAGTCGTAAATCCCCGTCACACCATCAACAATGGTCGGCATACAAACGCGGTAGATGTTGCCTGCAAACGCCCCTGCCACACGGGTCGGAACGGTCACGTAGCCAAACGGTTGACGCAGGTGAGGGGTAGCCCCCGGCCCTGTCATTTCGCCCGTGACAGGCATCACAGCGCCCAATGCGGTCACCACATACGCGGCGTCCGGGCCAGCAAAAAATGTGCCCAAAGGGGAAGGGCAGATTGAACGGGGGCAGGCAGAGCCGATGTTGAGGGACAGATAGTTGAGCGCCAGCGAGCCGGTCACGGCAGCGTCACCCGTCACCTGCCAGATTTGGGTGGTTTTGAAAGCCAGCAAGGCACTGATGACGCCTCCGCTGGTGGTTTGCACCGGCAGGCCTGACAAAGCGTTGATGACCCCGTTGTCGCCCAAAGTGAGAGACTGTCCGGCGTTGGTCGCAGTGGTTGGCACCAGCACGTCGCTGTAGTAGACGGTATTGCCGCAAGCAAAGTATGCACGGTTGTTCAAATTAGCAACTGCTGTTGGCACGCTTGGCAATGCGTGTGTCGCCAGGTTCGTAGTGCTGTACGTCATGGTGCTCAAATTTATGAGCCCAAAGAATTTTGTCCCCGTACCTGCATAGCCGGGGTGTGTTATGACCAAATAGGTTCCGACTGCTGCAATTGTCGGAGGTGTCCATGCGCCCGTTGTCGCCGGACTGGCCGGTCGCCCATCAGAATTACCTGCTGTAACGCCGCTTATTGCAACAAAGCTGGATGTACTCAGGTCATAGCAAAAAGGTTGGTCAACACCGGCCGTCAACCCTGTGGCTACCATTCCATAAATACGTGTACCAATGGTAATTTGGACGCTGATAAATCCGGGGGTTGTGAATCCTGCAAAATTGGTCAGAGGGCCGTCCACACCGGGGCGTGCCACTACCAACTCGGGGTTAGACGGGTCAAATACGAGATTGGTGAGCTTGCGACAAGCTCCGGGGAATGTTTCGCTTGAGTCGTAGGCGTCCGCCAATCCCTTCGGAGTGAAGCGTAGCGTAGCACTCTCGGGAATTGGCATTGGGCACCTTTAATACGGTTCGACTTTGGTTGGCCTGAGTGAACCGCCAACGCGAAAACGCCGGGGGTCGAGTTGCACCTCTTTGACCACTTGCTGCTCATCCCCCTCCATAACGAGGTGGATGCCAATCATTTTCTCACAGATTTGTTCAAACCGGTCATACCGCGTGTCGTCGGTGATACGCATCATGCGCGTGGCCGTGGCCTGAATGAGGTAGTCCTGATCGTTGAACCACGGCACCGTCGAGCTTGTCTCCGGGGTCGTAATGTCGGCGCGCTGCACAAAGTAGCGGTGCTGGAGCGTCAGGCCGGTGTTGGACTGCGGGTAGATGTAGAGCAAGCCAGATGGCGTATTAGGGCTCAGTGCCTCGGGAGACAAATCGCTTGCCCACTCATAGGGGTAGTTGCTGGTCGTGCTCTTGTTGGGCTCAGAGTCGAACTGCTTTCGATTGGACGGGCTCAGAAAATACGGCTGGTCATTGATGTAGTACATCAACTCGTAGGTGCGCAGGTAATCGGCCTCAAGGGTAAATGGCCCATTGGTGTTGGCGGTCACAGGGATGGTCGTGCTGACCAGATTGACCTTGAGGTTGCGATGCAGCACCAAGTCCGAGAGGACGAGATTGAGTGCCCGTCCGCCCTGACTTGTGAAGCCGGGGCACTTGGCAATTGCCAAAGCGTCCGCGACTATTTGTGCTGCTGTGAGTGCCATTTATTTTCCAACTGCGGCACGTGCCGCTGCTATCTTGCCACGGCCAACTTCAATGTCGTCAGCGTGCTTTTTCACGTTAATGTCCATCACGTCGAGCGCTTGCTTTTCTTGAGTGGACACCTTGCCGCCTTGGGCCTTCTTTTGCAAGAGGACCGCGTAGTGCTGCTTGATTTCATCGAGGCGCTTGATGCTGTTCTCCAGCACGATTTCAAGCTCTGGAATCTCGGCACGGGTACGCTGACGGTCAATGGCGTCGTGCAGTAGGTCCACACGCTGGTTCACAGACTCAATGGACTCACCCTCGTACAGGTAGCCCGAAAAGGTCACCTGCTTGCCTTGGGGTAGCGTGGCTTGAATGGTGAAGTTACCAGTTACGGCGACACCGTGGAGGGGGGATTGGGCGGGGGCCTCAGTATTGGTCATTTTTGTACTCTCGTTGTTAATGCCGTGCACGGGCTGCGGCGGCGGGGCTCATGAGGTGCTTGGCCGTGGGTTTACGGTAAGCGTTCTCATTCTCGGAGTGGATTGACTTTTCGTGGTCCCAGCACCTGGCGACACGCGACTTCAAATCCACCAATGTGGCTTGGTCCACCTCATAGGTTTGACCGTGGTAATAGGCAATGCCGTTGGTCATCAGGTTGGTACCTGCACCCACGGGAATGTCAATGGTGTAGTAGAACGTAGGAAACTCCACATCCTTGAATTTTTGTTTGCGCTCATCCTTTTCGCCGGGATTGAGGCAGACGTTGATGGTGACGGTGTTGCCGGTGGGTTGCTCCTCGGCACTGCCCATGAAGCTCGACGCGGCAGCAATGCTGGTCGCCATCTCTTGGGCTTCGGTCTTGGCAATCTCGGCCTCGGCCAGCTTGGCCTTCAACTCGGCAATCTGCGCGAGCAAGTCTTTTTCAGCGGTAGCCATTATTGGCCTCCAAACACGGTTGTGACAGTGACCGGATGGTCGGCGGATGGTCGGCCAAAAGACCGACGCTCAACGGCGTGGATGACGTTCTCGGCAGCCGCAACGGCTTCCTGAGCGGCTTCCACAACCTCAGATTCAAGTTGGTCGAGCAAACTCTCGGCCGGTGCCTCAGTCTCAGGCGCAGGGTCGGGCGTGGTTGGCTCCACTGGAGCGGCCGGTGCCTCAGTCTCAGGCGCAGGGGTTTGAGCTTGTTCGTCCATCTTGATTCTCCTAAAAAGGGGTGGGAGCCATCAGACCCCCACCAAAGGCCCCGAATTATTCGGGCATATCAGGCCAAACCCGATTACCTTTGGCACAATTTTCACTTGCAGTTATCACTCTGAGGTTGAACTCGTTATGTAAACCACAAACCAATTTTGATTGTAAAGGTACGATGTGGTCAACGTGCCATTTAACGCCCGTCAACTTTGTTCGCACCCTCGCAATCTCATACGCTTGCGAAATGAAAAACTCATTGCACCAAGGTAGTCGCGCTTTCAGCTTTGAGCTTTTCCTGCGCGCCTCGCATTCAACTTTCGTTGCGCGAGGTTTGCGATTCATTGCGGCCACTTTCTCAGGATTACGTGCCCTCCAAGCCTCCCGGTATAACTTTCGTTTTTCCGGGTTTCTTGCAATCCACGCTTTCCTGCATTTATCCATGCAAGGAGAGCACTGTTTTCCTGAGAATTCAGTACCGCAGTTCTTGCATGTTTTCATGATGGCCTACCGCCCGTTATTCCGATGCTGTACCGGCAGTGTAGGTCGCACTGAATGCGCTACCGGACTCGGTACGAGCCATGTAAGCGTTATTCAGAATGATCGTACCGTACATCATCTTCCAGCTAACCACACGAGTTTGGTTCATGGGGTCAGACTTGTCAGCTTGACTCAGGTAGTTGTACTCCACGTCATCGAGCACCACTTGGCCGTAGGCGTCAGTGCCAAAGAAAAACGTGGGGAACACGGTCACGCCGGTCGCAGGGGCTGCGGGAGGCGTTTGCGATGCGCCAATACCGGTCACCACAACGGTTGCGCCAGAGGCCAACTGAGTCGCGTTGCCAGCCAGAGGGCCGGTAGCGGGACCAGAGGCGGAAAGACCCAAGTTGGTCGGGGCAGCCGAGGTACCAACGTACACGTTGAACACGTAGCCAGCCAGAGTGGGCATCGTCAAGCTGATCGAGCCGGTGGGGCCTGTCACAGAGATGGATGTGGACACCTGATAGATGCGTTGCTCAACGGAGGTTGCGGCGGGAGCGCCGGTCACCTGCACGTAGTAGGTACCAGTCGCCAGTGCACCGCCGGTTGTGGAGGCAGCACCGTTGATCTGAGCCACGCCGGTCCAGTACGGAATCATGTTGGACTTGCAGAAGCGCGCACCGCCCCACTCGCCAAGGTCGTTGTTGTACAGGCGGTTCAAATCGCTGTAGGACCATGCCGTGGCAATGGTGCTGTTCTGACGCAAATCTTGCGCAACCAGAGGGTGCACGAGAGACACGTAGTGAGGCATCACATTGGGGGCCTTCGACTTGGTGCTGGAAGTGAAGCGGGTTGTGGAGTCCGCGTCGAGCTTCATTGCGATGGCGTCGTCACCGTTGAAGGTGGGGGCACCAAAGGTTTCCAGCGCGCCGACGATCTTGCCGATTTCGATGGGACTCATCACATCGGTAGCGATCAGGGATGCGCGGTTGGCCTTGCTGTTGGCGTAGTTCACCTGCGTGCCGGTCAACAAGATGTTGAACACGTTGCGCTCAATGGTTTCCGGCTGCTGGATACCAATCAGGCGGATAGCCTGTTTGAACAGGGGGTGCTTGATGGTCATGTCGGCAACGTCAGTCACGCGGACCAAATCGCCCCACTGCTGGGCAGTAGCGGAAACCTGCGCAATTGTGATGGACTCACCGGAGGCTGCAACGCCTTCGGACAGTGGCGCAAACGGCAGGGGCAGGCGCTCATAACGCGTTGCGATGTATTGCACACCCGATTGCTTTTCCAGTTTCAGCGGCTGGCCGAATTGGTAGGCAACAAGCTGGCGCTGGGCAATGCGCAACACTTCCTCGCGGATGTGAAGCTCAATGTCGTTGGCGATGGTTTGACCAGACGAGCCGGGGCTGTAGTTGGTCAAACCGGGGGACAGGTAGCCGCCAAATGCGCTGGCGATACCGGACAGGATGCCCATGAGGGCGAAGTAAACAGTTTTCATGACGTAACTCCTAGATGCGGACATTTTCAAGCCGCTTCGCACGCTTTTCATGCTCGCTCATGCGTCCACTTCCAGAGGAGGGAACGTCTGACCGGGCCGAGGCGCGCGGGGCGGCAGCGGGTTTTGTACCTCCGCTTTTGCTAGGCTTCAATTTTCCCGATAGCATGTCCTCACCCACCAATATTGCCAGCAATTTTTCGCGTGGCGCATTGGCACCTCGGCTACGCATGTCCTTGAGCATGTCCTCCACACGGTCCTTGTACGCCGCGTACAGCTTCGGCTTTGTGGATGCCACGGCTGCAAACGATGTTTTGTCGGCCAAGTCCTCGGCACGCTGGAGAGCGTTCTGAGAGTTGGTGTTCGCGGAACGTGCGGCCCGGTTGGCCTGGATGGCATATTTCTGCCAATCGGTCGCCTCGGGATTGCGCAAAGTCTCCTCCTCTTGCTGCCAAAGAACTTGGTCGGCAGAGGGTGTAGCTGGCTGCTGGGGTGCGCGGCGTGACAGGGCTAGTTCTGCGCGAGCTTCTGCAAGCTCCCGCTCGGCTGCCTGAGCACGGGTACGGGCGTCAATGATTGCCTTCTGAGCCCGGCTAATACGCGGCGCAGGGGCTGGCTCATCGTCGTCAGGGGGCGGTGTGTCGTCGTCATCGTCCGGAGGGGGCGTGTCGTCATCGTCGTCAGGCGGGGTATCGTCGTCAGGCGGGGGCGTGTCATCGTCCGGAGCAAAGTCGTCATCGACCGCAGGGGAAAAATATGCCTTCAACAAAAGCAAAAAGTACCACAATTTCATCTCTATCTCCTAGTTGGTTACGCCAACAGTGCGGTCAGCGGTATATCCGCTCTCAGTGTTAGCCCTTAACGGGGGCTGTGCGAAAAATTTATTATGCACCAATTTTTGACGGCGCAAGTAATTTTGTGGATGCGTGGTCGAGCCCTTGCTTTCATCGCGCAAAAACCAAAGAAGCTCAGGCCCAAATCCGCACCTGGCGACATAAGCGTCGGCGCGATATTCCTGCCAGTGGCACAGCCACTTGATGAGAAATGGGCACAGCAACGCGAGCGCACGCCATTCGGTGTGGTGGCCCTCACAGTGGGCAAATTCATGCGCCAGCACGGCCATCTTTACGCGTGGCGGCAAGTCGGTGAACTTGGTACCCACGTAGATGCGCTTGTGCCAGAAACATGACACGGAACGAGCCGTGATTGGCTCGCCCGTTTGAACTACCTTCGCATTCACGGCTGCGGGGTAGGGTCGATAGTAACGTACACCAGAGTGGCCGTTGCTACCGGGATTTGCACCGGCTGACCGGGTAGGTCGGTCGGCACAACCGGAAACGCCGCGTAGGTCGGCGTTGCAGGTGGAGTCAGCGTGAAAGCCATGATTAGGCGCTCATGATGGCCGTGACGGTCGAGTACATGCCGGTGATCGTAATCAGGGGCGAGTACGTGGCCGGTGCAACGGCGTTGCTGGCATTCAGGGTGGCGGCAGTGGCGGTCCAAGCGGCGGCCGACACGGGGGCTGCGATCACAAACGAGGTAGCCGAGGTCACCTTGTTGATGGGGTACCAGCCAGCAGGCAGGGTACCAGCGGTCACGCCCAAATAGACCAACTGGCCTACGGTCGGGCTGATGGCGTTGGTGCCAAGCACCACGGTGTAGTTGTTGGTCGAGCCCACCTGCGTCAAAGAGGTGAATGTCGAGCCAGCGGTCAGGGCGATACCTTGGGTAGAAAACACCTGTGTGACCGTCCCGAGGTAGTTGCGCTTGGCGGCAGCCAGTACGGCGGTGGTACCGGCCAGTGTAACGGCGGTGTCGCTCAGGGTAGGTGTGGCAACGGTAGTGGCGGCAGCCGTGGTCACCTCAAAAGTGAATTGCTGGCCGACTGCCAGAGGGGCAGGCAGGCGCAGGCCCATGTTGTAGGCCGAGTCCAAAGTCACCGTTACAGCACCACCGTTGGTCAACAGGATGGAAGCGGCGGCCAGAGCGGTCAGGGTCAAGGTAGCGGCGGCACTGGCGGTGTACTGCACGTTGCCAGCCGAGGACGCACCGTTGGCGGCCAACTGATTGAGCGTGGTTTGCAAGTTGGCGTAGTCCTGCATTGCGCCGATGACCACAGGGGCCGAGGACGGGATGAGCTTGGGGCTGATAAAAGACAGAAGGATTTTGAGAGCACGGTTCATGAAATTTCTCCGGAGGGTTGAAGGGAAGGCCCCGATATGGTAATGCACTTCTAAAATTTAGCCAACAGGACCAGCTTGGGGCTGGGAGCCGGGTGGTTGCTGGACCGGGCGCTGGGGCGCTGGCTGCGCACCGGGTCGAGGTGTTCCGGGCACGCCGGGGCCTGCACCGCCAGGTACGCCGGGTTGGCCTTGCGGGGGAGGTGGCGGCATGGCCTTCTGCCGCTTCACTTCCATCGCCTTCATGTGGTTCTGGATGTGGGTGCGGATGAGGCCGGTCGGGTCACCGGACTGCTGGCCGGACTGCTGGTGCTGCTGGATGTGCTGCGCATCGTCGTCGCCCTCGTGCACCTCGACCATGATGCCGTTTAGCAACATCTCGTCCTCGATCTGCGGCGGCACGCTGTACTTGTTGCGGTCGTCAATGAGCACGCGCCCAGCCAACTCGGCACCAAACACGTTTTCGCACATGTTCTCCAAGATGGGGGTAATGTCGAGGCGGCGGCCGTTGAGTTGCTGGGGCGGAATGCCGCGCAACACGTTCATGAATGCGATCTGCTGTTGCATCCGGTTGAGGTTCATTGTGAATGCCGTGCCGGTCCACTGAAAGAAATACCGCTCACCCCATTGCTGGCGCGGTATCTTCTGCATGGAGGCCTTAACCCCAATGTCGCCTTGGGACACAACCGTCAATTCCTCGTCCCGGTACTGAGCATCGTACTCAAAGAAGCGTTCCATAAGCGGGTTGAGAATTTCGTCCTCAAAGCGCTCGGCGTGGTCGATCACGGCCACGGATTGCTCTTGCTGCTGGGCACCCATCGCGGCGCTATTTTTGCGCCCCTTGGGCATGGCCCCCATCATCATCTCGTTCACGTCGAGCGACTGGTGGATTTGCTGCTTGATGTTCTCGCACATACCGGCCGCGTCTTTCCACAGCGCGGGAAAGCTCTGGAATTGCGTGCTCTTGGGGTCCACGGGCCACACGGCGGCCAGCCCAAACACCATCATGGCGTAGTTGGGGTTTTTCTCCGGGTCGGTCATCACCACCGGCAGCAGGGAGTACATGGCCGAGTCTTGGCCCATGTTCCAAAAGTCGTTCAAATTCCACTGGAGGCGTTTGACGCCCTCAATCTTGGAGATGCCGTTGAAGCTACCGGCCACGCGGTCAACCGGCGCAGAAATGACGCTACGTTTTTGGCCCCACGCAGGTGCCTTGACGATGCCGATAATGTCTTTGTCACCGGCAAAGTAAATGTCCATCAGGCATTTGGGCTTGTCTTTGTCAGGCTTCATGTAGGCCTGAGCCCAATAGATCAGGGCGTACTTGAGCGTGCCCTCGGTCTTGATGCCAGCGTCGGATGTGCGCTTTTTGTCGGGCACCACTTTTTCCTTGCCCTTGCGGTCAGCGACCCACGCGCCAATATCGGACTCCTCATCGAGCACAAAAATGCCCTCGTCAATGAGCCCTTTGATCTGGTCTTTGGACATGCGCAACTTGAGGCATGAAATGTCGGCCTTGTTGAGGTTTGTGCAGGTGGGCGGCACCACAATGAAGTCCTCGGTGGCAAAGTCCACCACGTCCGGACCTTCCTCGATGACCTCCTCGTCCTCCATCTCATCGACTTCCTCAGTCACGTCCTCAATTTCAAGCTCGGCACCCTCAACGTCCGCGACGATGGGGTTGCGCTTGACCATGTTGGACACGTTGCGCGAGGTCTTTTGCCAGTCAACGTACACGTTCCACTGACCTGTCACGTCACCGGCCATGAGCACAGAGCGCACGATGGACCGGAGCTTGGTTTTGCGGATGTAGTGCTCTAGCAGGGCGAGTTGGGGCTGTGGGTTTTGCCCATCACTTCCAACGGCCTCGACGTGCTTGTACTTGGAGGGGAATAGCTGTTTGAGTGCCCGTTTTGAACGAGCCACAATAGCATCTCGTACCACCGGTAGGTAGCACTTGGAGTTGCCAACGTAGATTTGGTTGTCGTCCGGCGAGGCGTTGAATATGCTCCAGTATTCCTCGATGGCATCATCTGCCTCCTCCCGGTTCTGGTATCCCTTGAGCAGCGTGGGGTACATCTCCTCACACTTCACATAAATGTCGGAGTCAGGTTTGCTCGCCCAATTCTCCACCTTGTCGGACTTTGGCTTGGCCTCGGGCTTGCTCTTTGCCATGACTTAACCTTTTTTACGCATCATTGCGTTGCCACTGGTGCGCTCGCGCGGCTTGGTGACCGGCGCGGTTTGCTTTTTGCTGCCCTCTTTCATGGGGGCTTTTGGGCGGGGCTGGGTCTTTGGGAGCATGGCGTTACCTCTTGGGAAGTGCGGATAAAAAGAGCGTGCCTGTGGAGTTT